TAGACTGGAGTTTAGTATTCTATAATGTCCATGGAATTTTCCTGGCTTTATATACCCGTCGCGCCTCATCTCTCGGATGTATTTCGAAACGGTCGTTTCTGCTAACCCTACTTCCTCGCCCAGTGTTTTGTTTTTAGCGTAACATCCACCGAAGCCGTTTAATCTTCCGGCAATGTCTAGATCGGTAATCTTAGATAGCAGTTGTCTCTTTGCTCTTGATAGTGGTAGTGATTCGATAGCGTGAGCTATCACCAAAGCGTAATTGATTGCCTCGGCCATTTTGGTTTCCCTTGTTTACGGTGCCGGACATACAGCGGGCGCAGCACGGTAAATTGTATTACCCTACTCTATTTCAAAAACGGGGAACTAAGGGTCGGGCATGGAGCCTTTTGCGATAGGTCCTCGATTCAAGATCTATTGGCTTAAAGTTAGAGCGGCCAATTCTTAGTTATGTCTCCTAAGATAGTTTGACTTGGTACAGAGTACTATATAACTGTCAAGCACAAAATGGGACATAACTAAATTATTGGGACTTTAAAGAAGTGCCCTTGGGGGCTCTAACCTCCCCGCGGGCGATTTGTGATCTTGAATCGTGGTGAATTAGATTCAAAGCAATAATACTTCGTGCGATTTTGAGTACAAGTATTTTATGTACTATAAAAGCATTTTTTCGTATTTTTTCTTTTCTCTTTTTAATTGGCTAATTCGATTTTCGATTTCATTTATTTTTTCTTTTATTTGTTCTTTGGACAGAATCGCCTTTTCTTTATTTGTTTTATTTACGGGTTTTATTTTATTAATAATTCCAGTTTTTAGAGATTGTGCGAATTCTCTTACTTCATCTCTTTTAGGTATATTACCGGATTTAATGTGCATTTCAAGCCAAGAAAGCACGGTTCTTTTATCTATTTCTAAACTGGGTTGTAAATCAACTACGGATGTAGTAGACATTTTAGATAGAAAAGATATTAAAGATTCATTTTCACTTTCTTTCTCAACTATTTTTGAAACAGTTGAGGCATGTATAAGTTTATGTTTCACCCAAGAAAGAGATTTATTTACGTAATGGGTAAGCTCATTATCGGAAAGTTTTAATCTCGATTTTAGGACAGATAAGCTTAGCGCAATCTCGAAATCGCTGAGGTCCTCCCGATGCAAATTCTCCATTAACTTAATTTCTGGAATTAATTCCGTATTAAGCTGTTTGATATTTTTTACTATTGCAGGTATTACTGTTTCTTTATTTAACTTGTATGCCCTTAGTCGTCGTTCTCCGTAAATTAAATCATATCCATTGCTTGTTTTGCGAACGGCTATGGGTTGGAGTAGTCCAAATCGTTTTATATTATCCGCCAATTCTTTTAAGGATTCTTGAGTAAATGTTTTTCTTGGATTATCCTCGGATTTAATGGCATTGACCGGAATATTTTGAATTTCTCCAATACCGTATGAATTTGGTTCTAATGAGTTTCTTTTTTCATTAAGTTCTTTAAGAAGTATATTATTATGCTTATAAGAATCAATGTTAGGTGTACTTGAAATACCGAATGAATCGTTTAAGTTTCTTTTTCTTTTTATGCTTCCCATATGTTACTTACCAAGATTACTATACAAATTTATAGGTTAGCGAGCTAACCTACTGCCAAGTAATTCTTTATTTTTATTTGAGCATTCTTTTACAATTCTATCTGCTAATTTGTCGAAAGCGATTTTTCCAATTGTATTTTCTCCCAAAGGCTCGGCAAATTCTGACCGTTTTCGTATAGAGTCCGAGCTTGGTATTGGGTTTAAGATTATTGGTTTCGGTAATAATTCAAAACCAGACTCCATTTTCTTTAAATCCTCTAATACATTGGGTATTTGTAGTAATTGATCGTATATTTCTTCCTTTTCCGCAGAGTTGCCCCATAGGGAAGGAAGGATAAAGATTTTGGATAAATAAGATCCGGATTTTATGGCATCGTTTAAATCTTTGAAAAAGTCTTTGAGTGTGTCAAGAGACCATCTCGCAGGTGTCACAGGAATGATTACAATATCAGAAGCGAGTACCGCGGAGGTTGTTTCAAATATTCCAGTTCCCGGCGTATCAATAATTATGTAATCATACTTTGCGGCAGTTATTGGATCTCTTAATATTTCTTTTGCCCGATCTAAGAATGTAATATCTTTAGCAACAAGCATTGAAAAGTCTCTTAGGCGAGGAGCGCCTACTACAACATCCACGCCGTATTTATTTTTTATAGTATCTTCAAGGCTAGTTTCAAAATTTATTAATGTTAATGTATTTGCATGCTCATAGAACGAATCCGGATGGCTTAAAAAAAACATTTTGGACAAATCTTTTTGCCTATCAAAATCAACCGCACAAACCCTTCCCTTTTGAGCCAAGGACATAGAAAGGTGCCCAGCGGTTGTTGACTTAGAAACCCCACCCTTAGGATTTGCGATTGTAATAATATTATGTCCCATACAGATAAAATACTGAAGGAATTTAGCGAGGAAAGTAAAAAATAGTTATGTTAAAAGATTTTTTGCATATCACTACAAAAGGGTAGTGTATTAGGAATAAATACGATTATATTTTTTTTGAAGTTAATTGTATTTTTACCATTTGTAATTCCTATACAAAATAGTAGGTTAGCATGCTAACCTACCTCACTCAAATGTAAGACATATAAAAGCCCCCTGGATGTGAAAGGGTAGAGTAGATTGAAGCTCTCTGATAAGAACACACCCATTAGTTTAAATATCTTCCTGGGAAAGTAGATCGAGAAAATCTACGAGAGCCCGTTTCTTACGTTCAGAAGGATTTTCAGGGAGTTTCTCGAAATGATTGAGGACACCATATTCATGCAGTTTTTTCAGAAGTTTCGAGCTTTCATTTAAAGATTTCAATTTTTCATCGTGATTAACCATGACGGGCTCTTTCCCAAACTGAACCCATTCGGCTCTGACACCTAGTTCGGCCTCTAAATATTGCAAACGGAACTCGGGAATATTAACCTCCCCTCGTTTGTATTTGGAGTATTGATTGCGTCGGCACCGGATGATATCGGAAATTTTTTCCGTAGTAAGATTAAAATGGTTCTCGATCCAGTTGAGACGGTCGTAAATTTTTTTCACAGGCCCATAACCAAAAGATACAAATATTATGTTTACAGTGTATCCCAAAGATACAATTTGACAAAAACGACTAACTCCTGTGGTAGGCACAGGAAAAAGAAAAAGAGTACGTTTGAGGGTGAAAATTCTGTGTCATACGGGTTGGAATAAAAAAAGTGAGTCGGAGAAGTCATAATCTTAGTCCGTTAACAAAATTTAATATTGAATTCAAAGTATCGTAAATCGGTTTTAAAACGTTTAAAACACAAACAAAGATGAAACTAAAATCAAAACAGGCAAGTTCAAAAATGAATCAAATCATCCAAAAAAGGAATAAAATCTAGAAATAAAAAACTCCGATAGGGCAGGGCGGGATAGAACGAAGCCCTGGACCTTTCCAAACTTTGAGGGAGTGGCAAGGCCCGATTTGGGCATGAAAGGACCTTGGAGTATATCGGGGAAGAAGAGAGGAAGAAAATGAACGAATTTTTTTTAATTTTTTCACTGGGAGTGGTGATTTTTTTCGGGGTGGAGATATACCGATATCGATTTAGGCGGTTATCCTCAAAACAAATCCTAAACGAACAGAATAAAAAATATGCGAAAACGGAATAAACTCAAAACAGGAAATAACGCAGTTGGATACAAATGAGACGATCCTGATTCCAAAAAACGGGATCAAACGCACAAACCAGATACGAATCGATATATTACTAGGCCATTACGAATGGGTCGAAAAGCGCAACAACCCTAGACGATTCGAACATAGATATTTAAAAAACTTAGAAATTTCTGTCAAAAGTGATGAGATCCATTTCCGAGTCAAAGACAACCCGTATTATCTTACAACGGATAGGACTACGGTCGAACAAGTGCTCGAATATATAGACTCGAATTGGAAAAGAATTCGAGATCTACCGATAGAAACAACTCATCTCGATCGTGTATTTGCAGTATTTGCAAACCCCGAAGAACTTTTGAATGTAGTGGCATAAAACGGAATATAATTCGAAAGCAAACAAAGAAATTTTAAAAATAGAGTGGGTTCTGTTCTCAAGACAGAAAGAAAAATATCAAACCAAAAGGTAAGAATCGTATGAGCGCATCAATATTAAATCAAAATATTTCACCTACCCCTAAAGAGAAAAAGTCCGGACCGCTAAAAGATTCTGATACTTTCTTTTTTCGTGAAGAAAATGGAGAGATTCTGTATATGGATCGTCGGGACGCAATTCGGGTTTTAGAAGTGATCCGAAATTCAAAAAATCAAACGTATAATGATGCAGCATAATATGAGAATCGAATATCACATATATAAGCACATAGCGCCGACTTTGAATTCCCCCAGGCTTTGGGGAGCAATCGGACAAGAGTTTGTTGGACCCGGCGCGGATAAAAGCGCAATTGACGAAGCTGAGAGATTACAACAATCAGCACCGCAGGGTGTACGTTATTCCGTGCAGCGGTATGAGTATTCCGAGTCTCGTAAAAATCGACCCAAGAAAATAACGATTTGGAGAAATGGACTCTCGATTGCGGCCTAAGTTTCGAATGAAGGCACTTGCGATAGGGACAGTCCTTAACTTTTTTCATTATCAATAAATTCTTGAATGGACCCTTTTTCAATTTGTGTGGATCACGAAAGTGTGAAAGAAGAAATGTTAATCAAAAGTTCCCAGAAGGATTTCGCTTTTCGTCGGAACGAATTGCCATTACAACAAAGTGGTTCCGCACTTCGCAAAGAAGCATTGAAAAAACTGGTCCTTCAATTCGTTCAAGAATTGTATTTCGGAAAACAAGAATTCGAAAAACTTATAGAAGATCAAATTCTTAAAATTGATAACTTATATATTCAGGCTAACAATGAATCTTATTTCGATTCGTAATTAAACATTGCATAAAGCGGTAAGGTTATAGTTTGCTTTTGAAATGTTTTGCCAAATTTCGAATCATATCCTGATCGGATTCAGGAAGAAGAATGAAATCATCGATTAAGGGCTTAAGACCTTTCGTCCGATTTATTTTTCGAATGAATTCTGTCATTTTGCTCAAGGATGTTATATCGGTTTTTTGGCTTTCTGGTAAATCAAACATTTGCCCCTTACCGTTCAAAAGCCATTGATGGGAAATCTTGTGAACTGCTTCGACAGCTAAAGCGTCGATGCGAGTAATCGTAAGTTTTCCACTTATCCATCTGCTTATAGTTTGTTGAGACGATCCAATGCTGTTCGCAAATTCCGTTTGGTTGATACCGAGAACGGATATCGCTTCCGATAACCTTCTTCCCGGAGTTGAATCATTTGCCTTCATAATTCATTTCCTACTTGACTAAATTCCATTCGTGTAGAATATATAATTTATATTCCAATAGAATGCATGGAGATGGTCTTTGTGCCTTAAAAACATGCAAGCAGTAAAAAAGATCAAACGGATATATTTCCCTTCGGTTTTAATTCGAACCATGGATTTTATTTGGAATACGGATTTGTTGAAACTTAAAAGAAAAAAGCCCGGCAGCACCCGAGCTTTTTTGGGATCACAGTGAACTAAATGAACCTGGTTCCAGTGAATGCCTCTGTTTCAAAAAGTCAATCAAAATTTGATAATGGAGCAAGATCGATGAATTTGAATTCAAAAATGGGAAGAATCGCGATCGAAGTAAAAATTGCATTTCGGGCGTTTCGACTAACGAACGAATACGAACCGAACGAACGAGAGAAAGTAGGAATTTTGAACGAACGCGGGTTTATCAATCCGATTCGTATTGTTCAGAACTGGGAAGGATTGGATCAAAGGTTAAAAATGTTGGCCGATGAAATCCAAAAAGGGGAGTGCGTCTAATATGGCTTTTGTTAAAGCAACGAAAGAAAAATCAAAATTACGCGCCGCTATGTTTGGACCTGCTGGAGCAGGCAAAACATTCACCTCATTATCAATGGGAGAAGGGTTGGGAAAAAAAATCGCGGTTATCGATTCAGAAAAAGGCTCGTCTGCGAAATACTCGGATCGCTTCAATTTCGATATTTCCGTATTGGAAGATAAATCGATCGATTCTTATATCCAACAGATTCAAGAGGCCGGTTCTCTCGGATACGATGTATTAATTATCGATTCTGGGACTCATGCTTGGCAGGAGCTTCTTGACGAAGTGGATAGAATTGCAAAGTCGAAATTCAATGGAAATTCTTATGCCGCTTGGTCCTACGGAACTCCGAAACAAAAGAAACTAATTTCTGCGTTATATGATTTTCCGGGACATTTGATTTTTACAATGAGATCGAAAACGGAATATATCCTATCATTCAATGATAAAGGACAGCAGATTCCAAAACGAGTAGGACTTGCCCCAGAGCAGGGTAAAGGTGTTGAGTTTGAGTTCGATATTCTTTTTGAAATGAACGTTGAACATAATGCCACTATAATCAAGGACAGAACTGGAAAGTTTCAAGATTTGTTTATTGAGAAGCCTGGAAAGGTATTTGGACAAGCTCTATCTGATTGGCTTTCGGTTGGAATACAGCCGAAACCAAAGGAAAATAAACCATCGTCTGAAAAATACCGAAGTTTTATCGACCTGATCCAGAAAGTGCAAAGGGCGACTAATCTTACCGATGAGCAAAAGAAAAATGAACTTCTGAGAATAAAGAAAAGTTGGGAAAAGATTAAAGATATTTTTTCAGAATCTGAAATCCATTTTTTCAACGATGGTAAAAACGAGATCCTAAACGTTCTATGTAAATATGGATGGATCGAAGATCCAAACATACCCGAACCCGAAGAAACCGGATCGGATAAAACCATCCCAGAAAATTCGATCCAAGCCGAAGATTCTGTTATAAACACAACGTCATCGGAACCGGAACTTGTCGGATTGAATGGAGGAATGCGCTAATGTATCCTTCCATAAAAAGATCGAATAAATTAAGACAAAAACTGGACCTATACGGAATCGAACACTTGTCCGCTTCCGCTTTGAACGAATATATCACGGACCCGGCTAAGTGGGTTCTAAGATATATCCTCAAACACAAAGGAGATGGACCTTCCCTTTGGAGAGGGCGAGCGATAGAAAACGCAATGAAAAATTGCGTTCTTTCGAATATGGCGGGTTCTGAGTACGAAATAGAATCAGCGGTCGAAACAGGGTTCCGCGTTTTTGAAGAATCTGAGAAAGATTTCCTCATAGCAAGAGGAGGGGAGATACCGAGCCTTTACTCGGAAAGAAGGGATAAAGAAATTTCTTATATCGAACCTTCCATCCGTGCGGGCTATTCGTATTTTAAAGAAATTCCTTCGGCAATTTTTCAGAAGAAATTCGAATTCGATCTCGGAGTTGAAATTCCGGCGATCGGGTATCTTGATTTTTTAACTCCCGGAAAAATTATCGAACTCAAAACCGCAAAAAGTTTCCCGAGCGAACTAAAAGACTCAGTAAGAAGACAAGTTGCTTTGCAGTGTAAGGCGCTTTCTCTTCCCGCCGAAATAATCTATCTCGGTAAACCTACGAAAAATAAATCTCACGAAGGGTTTAGAAAATTCGAAATCCCGGCTTCCGATATTGAATCTTTAGTAGATGATTATCGTATGGCGGCGAGAGCAATCCGAAGACTTCTCATGAACACAGATTCGGTTGAGGAAATCATAGAATTTGTTTTTCCGAATTACGACAATTTCCTTTGGGACGACGAAGAAATCGAAGTCGCAAAACAGTACTGGAAGTTTGCGGCATGAAAGTATTCCGAATATTCAAAGAAAGAATCAAGACATTCGTTAGAAAAAGAAGGAAACAAAAAGCCCTCAATTTTGCTAACCGGGTTTCCAAACGTGCAAATAAACGAAGAGCTGAAAACGATTTTGTTCAGACTCGATTTGAGAACAGGTAAGCAAAGTCATGAAAAACGAAACAATTTTAAACCTCTTGGAACATTACGAATTTGGAGAGGAGAGAAATTCACAATTTAAAGGCCCACTTGGTCTAAGCATTTCACTGAGTGAATCCGTCGTTGTCCGACGGCTCGGAATGATAGAACTTGTAACCGATAACCTTGAAATTTTGGACGACCTTCTTCATGACTTAACCTACTTCTATCTCAGGACAGGAGAAACAAAAAAATTCTTTATACCACCAAACGAAGAACCCGACTTCCCGGAATTTCACGAGGATTTTTGGGACTGCGAATGTGAAGACGACTTTATCCATCACAAGCGTTTTCAAAATTTCTGTTCTAAGTGCGGGGCTATTGAAGAAGAGCAACCGGACAGTCTCGTATCGGAAGTCACGGCTTTGCGATGAAAACGATAACAAAAAAAGAGCGCCCGTCCGGAATGGACGGGACTTGGATCGATTTTACAATCGTAAACGGACTGAATCTTACCGATCAGGAAAAAATCCTATTCTCTATGATCTTTCACCTTTCCAAAAGGAAAGAAGGTTGTACGGCGGGGAACGCATACTTCGCGGAAATCATGGAGAAATCGGATAAAGCAATTTCGGAAGCGATTTCCAGGATGGCCCGAAAAGGTGTCATCCGCGTACGACTTACGAAAACAAAACTTGGAACAAACCGAGTCATGTTTGCGAACGTTAAGGTTCAAAAACCCACTCCACAAACTTTGGAAGAAGCCACCCCACAAAGCGAGGAACCCACTCCATACGGTGTGGATATTACTCCACAAAATAGGGAGGCCACTCCCCAGGATAAGGAGTGTATGCACTCCCCAGATTATGGATCAGATATTAAAGGAATAAAAGAAGAACATAAAAAAGAGATAGAAAAGGGGTCTCTCTCGCTTTCAGCCGAGACAACTTGGTCGAATGTTTCCAAAAAAGCGAAGGACCTAATACTTCGAGAATGCAAAGAATACGACCACACTCCGAAAACGGAAAAAAGTAAGTTAGAAGAATGGGAAACGTTTCAAGATGGTTTAAGACCTGAAATCGTTTTGGAAACAATAACGAAACTGATCGCAATCCGGAATTCGGAAAATTTTAAAACCGATACTTTTTGGCAATCAAGACCCGTAAATATTTCCTCCGCTTATTCCTACAAGGATCACATTAAAAACGCTTACAATGCGCTTCTTTTGTTGTCGGAAACAAAATCGAAAAAATCGGTCGAGAGTCAGCAAATACCTATTTCGAAAAAAGAAATACTCAAACCAAAACCTGCTTTGTCAGAGTTATACGCTTCTTTCGAAGATTGGGCGTCGGAAAGGTTATCAGGAAGTTCCATGAAAATCATCCGTGAGACGAATAGCCCGGCTGAGCTTCCTGACTCGATCCGGATTATATATAACAAGTATGTGAATGAAGAGGGCGGATCACCGATTCTTCATTCAATAGTAAGAAAGGTAGCAGTTTGAAATATTTTAGAATCAAAAATCAAATCCAAAAAGGAGAATAAAACATGGATAAAAATTTGAAAGATTCGATCGTCTGGCATTTCCGGGAAAGGTATTCAGTTATGAAAACTTGGGAGATACTTGAATGGTCCAATCCAGGATTAAAACTTAAAGAAGTAGAAGTAGTCTTTGACGAGCTGGAAAGCCAGATTCCGAAAGCGGGAATACGAAAGACAACGCTCGCAGCCTAAAAGCGAAAGAATTTGTGAAGGGAAAATCAGATCAAGAATTGAAAGCTGAATTTCTCGAAGCCTTAGAAGAAGGGTTTAGAAAGGAAGCTCAAAAGAAAATTCTCGAAGGAGGAAGATTTTTTACAGTGAAATCGAAAAAATCCAAACTTCTCTGTTTTGCTTCCCTTATCTTCGAAGAGGGAGAAAATCGAAACTATCAAGTTGTCCGATACAAGGATAAAAAGACAAAATGGGTTTCGTACGAAGAGTTGCTTGAGGACTTTGATCTGATCGACGCTGATCCAAAACCTTGTCCGATTGATTGGATTTCTCCAAATTACAAAGAGAAGGCTTTAGACGACGAATCCTTTCGAGAACATTATATGAAGAAAATAAATGAGACCCGGAACGTAAAAACAAACGCGCAAAACAGAAGTAAGTCTGCATGAAAGAAAGACAAATGTATATTCACACAACTCCAAGAGGTTATAACAAGGCAAAGTTCCTGGATGCTCTTGGAAGAAGCTCCAGTATCGAAGAAACAAACGAATTGGGTGAGAAATCTACCATTTGGTTTGGACTTGATAACGGGGATCGAATTCGGTTCGATCAAGAAACTGCGAAACTTGCGGCCTCAATTTTAATGCAGTTCGTTGAAACCGGCAAGATTGCCGCATAAATTTGAAAAATCAAACGTGAACCCTGCGATTTTTTTAAAATCGCAGGTGGAGGATAGCAATCGAATAAAATGTACGGTATTTTAGTAATCTTTTTCTTTTGGCTCGCGGCTGGTTATTTCGTCTTTGGAATCACGGCTCTTCTTATCATTTACCTTCTCGGTAATTTCCCTTTAAACAAACCTAAGTTTAACCATCAAAGCAAAACGAAACTTTCAAAACCAGAATGACGTTCCGAGAGGCCGCAGACTGTATGCGGATTTCCCAGAACACACTTCAGAAGCTCGTGCATCGATTTAAGTTTATCCGATACGTCGAGAAATACAATTCCAAGAATCAAAAAATTTTCGATCTCTCCGGCGAGGATATTCGAAGGCTTGTTATGATGAAAGAAGCATCGGGGGAGGAAACGTGGAAGGATTTTCTTTCGATTTACACGTATATAGATCATTCTCCGGTTCATACGATTCAATTTGTTAAAGACGTTGATGAGGAGTTCGTAAGATCGAAAATCGATAAATGGGTTTTGGAGTAAAAAATACATTATTAAAGAATAATATGAAAAATAAAGTTTACTTAGTAGATTCTTTTTCTAGTGGTTAAAATCACAAAATTAGTAAAAAGGTGACTAACGTATGAAAACGATACACGAGATAATAAGAAGACATGGAGGCAAGAGAGGAGTAGAAGCAAGTCCTATACGGATCGAATATGTGGATCTGTATAGTGGAAAAAATCAATCCGGAGAAAACAAAGTATGAATACCGTTATGCAAATCATTGAACAAAACGGCGGATTGGAAAAGTTAAAGAGCCGTGCTTTAAAAATCAAAAACGAAGGATTCATGGACTTGGTAATCGAACACATCGGGAAAGGTCCTTTGGGTCACGACGCGATTTCTGTCTGTCACTACTATATCCAAAACGGCGATATGATGCGGGATCCGGAAGTTTGCTTTCAGTTGATCGAAAAAGATACGATTAAGAAAATAAAGGGAATTTCGAAGATTCAAAAAGAATTAAAAATGATTCCGTATCTCTTTGTTCAGAACGGGAGGTTTGCAAGATACGACGACGTTTACTTGCTGAATGAAGACGGGTCAGTTCACAAAGTTTCTTTGAAACTTCAATATAGTATTCAGGGTTTTTGCAATCTTTGGAGTAAGAACTTAAAAAGCCAAGGATTCCTCGATACGAATGACACAAAAGTTGAGGAAATCGAATGAGCGTCGAAGAATCCAGATACCAAATCCAAATCATTCGATTACAACTCCTCAGTAAAGAAATCAGTTACGAGAAGGCGAGGGAGTTGGCAACCCCTCACCTAAAAAACTTAAACGAGATCGGTAGGCGGATAGCGACGAAACACAATCGTAGACATTATCCGCTTACCTTTACAGGAATGATGAGATGAAAGTTTATACAAGCTACTTTGCGAATGTCAGGAAACTTCCCGAGCATATCGTCCCGATTTCGATCGCAAGATACGCGAGATACTGGAAAGGATTAAAATACTTCCCACTCGCGCCGGACGCGGACACTTTGAAAATGCCTTTGGAGGAATATACGGAAAGATTTCTAACTAAACTTTCAAAGTTAAGTGTGGAAACCGTGATCTTAGAATTAGGTATTCTATCCGAAGGAAAGGACTTCGCTCTTCTTTGTTACGAAAAACCGGGGGATTTTTGTCACCGGCGTCTTGTCGCGGAGTGGATTGAAGAAAAGACAGGTATCAAAATAGAAGATTACAAAGCAGAAAAACAAGAAGAAACGAAACAACCGAACCTTCTTTAAATGGGGTTCATAGGTTCCGTCCCACCGGAAGCCAGGGCGATCCTCGTAGATTTGATTTCGAAAACATCTAAGTCTCGAAAAATCTTCGTGGGTTGTTCTGGCAATTTTACAACAGATCGTATCCTTTTTCGACTCGGATACAAAGTCCACTCTAACGATGTCTCCCTTTACTCAAAGCTCATTGCGGACATTATCCTTAACGAGGATACTCCCATAAAATGCAATGATCCTACTTATTTGGCAGTCTTCCAAAGTTGGCCGAAAGATTCTAAATACAGAAAACTCGTAGAAGTGATGTATGTTTTGAAAACTTCCAAATTCCGGCCTTGTAAGAACGACTTTCAAAAAAAAATGTGGGATTCGTATTTGGAGAAGGGGGATGAGTTTTACGATCGAACCTTAAAAAAATTCGAATCCGGCGGAGTGTTTGATTTTAAAATCGAATCCTTTTACTTCGGCGATTTTTTGAAACACGTTCAGGACTGCGACGGTGTGAGTTTTCTTTTTGCGCCTACCTACAAAGGCGGATATGAGAAAATGTACAATACAGTAGAGGAAGTATTCGAATATGAAAGAGCTACCTACAATCTTTTCGATAGCAAGAATGCAGGAAAAACCTACCTTTCTCTTTTAGAATCCGGTGAATCCGTCGTTTATTCAGACATCGACTTTCCGGAACTCGCGGCCTTCAAAAAAGGGGTCGTGAGGTATTCCAATAAAAGAGACGTCACACTTTATACGAGTCTTGAAAATAGAAAAACTTACTTTTTTACTCCAACCACTGGAAACGAAAACACGACTTTGAAGATTGTTCCTGATGATTTCCAGTTTTCTGAAAAGTCAAAAATAGAATTCGCAAAAGTCACATCAGATTTAATCTTTCATTACAAACATATCTTCATGTCTTCGCGAGTGAACTACTCAGACAAAGAAGATTTCGGAATCGCGTTTCTTGCAGACGGTCATGTCTTCGGTTTTGCAGGGTTTAAAAAATTCATGAGCAGTATGGACAATGTTTTCGTATCCTCGGATTTCGTAGTTAAATCCGGCGAGAAAAGAATCTCAAAACTTCTCATCATGCTTTTACTTTCAAAAGAAGTAAAAAAGTTCCTCACAAATCAGTATATTCATGCGTATAGAGGTGTGAAAACTTCCGTATATACTCCACACCCCGTGTCCATGAAATACAGAGGTGTGTATGAACTGGCTGAACATAAGAAAGGAAAACTCGTTTACCAACAAGATTTCAAAAACGCGACCTTGAGTGAAAATTTTAAAGAATGGTTCCAAACAAAGAGGAAGTAAACAGGAAGCTTTCTGAAATCAATTTCTATATCGCGCCATACAAGCTGGCCTGGGTGGATCCGGTTAAAGACTGCGAGCTTCTAACGGTCAACGCCAGGTATATGACGCCGGACCAAATGAACCGGTTAGTCGAAAACGTAAAAAAAGACGGCTTTCTCTCTCAGCTTCCTTTCGGAGTAAAAATAGAAGAGAAATTCAAAGTAATATCCGGGAATCACCGAGTTACTGCGGCAATCAAAGCGAAACTCGAAGCGATTCTAATCCTGTATGTCGAGGACATCGATACCGAAAGAGAACTTGCGATACAGCTTTCTCACAACTCAATCGCAGGACAAGATGATTTAGGAATTCTCAAAAGCCTCTATCTTCAAATCAAAGAACTGGATTGGAAAGCGTATTCCGGTATCGATGAACAAGCACTTCTCAATTATCAAATTCCGGAACTCGTTCCAATATCCGAATCGGATATAAAGCTCAATGAAGTAAGACTTTTCTACGGTGATTTGGATCTAAAGCAAATAGACCAGACGTTAGAACTTTTAGAAAAGAAACTCATCGATGAAAAGAGGGACAGAGTTGTGTTAGGGGACTTCGAAAGATTCGTTGAGGTTATGACCGAGATTAAAAGGCGGCTCAATGTAAAGAACCATTCCGTAGCGTTTCTCAAGATGATTGAGATTTGTGAAGAATGGATAGAAACAAACGAAAACGATTTATGTGCGTAAACAAAGTGGAAGACCTTCCAAATTAAGCGAGAAGGTAAAAGAAAAATTTTTCGCGGCGATTTCAAACGGCCATACTTACGAATCTTCCTGCGCTCTTGCAGGGATTTCAGAACGCGCTTTCTATCAATGGAAAGCTAAGGGATCGGACATTAGCGAAAAAAAGAATTTAGAATATGTGCAATTTGTGCAGGAACTCAGAGAAAAGGAAGCCCTCGCAAAGATCAAACTCTTGAGCGACATTCAGAAATCCGATTCGTGGCAAGCGAAGGCTTGGATCTTGGAACGCCGGTGGCCGGAAGAGTGGGGTAGAAAAGACAAACTTTCCGTCGAGAAAGAAGTTCAACAGGTAGTCGTATATCTTCCCGAAAATGGAAGAACTCCGATCGAAGATAACAAAAACGAATCCAATAACGAAGTTTGACCGGTAAATCCCGGATCATCCAACCACAACCGGGACCCCAGGAAAGGTTTCTTTCAACTTCTGCGGACATTGCTTTTTTTGGTGGTGCCAAAGGAGGGGGAAAGAGTTACGCGATTACGATCGATCCTCTCCGTTACATCCACATCCCAAAATTCAACGCGGTCTTTTTTAGAAAAAACTCAACGGACCTTCGTAAACCCGGCGGTCTTTGGGATGAGGCGAACAATCTTTACCCGTTCCTCGGTGGAGTTGCCCGCGAGTCACCGGCACTTGAATACAGGATCCAAAAAGCAAGTATCCAATACCACCACCTCCAACTTGAGAAAACAAAATTCAGTTGGGAAGGTTCTCAGGTAGCCGGGTTTTACTTCGATGAGTGTAACCAGTTTAGTGAAGATACTTTTTTCTTTATGGGATCCCGAAACCGATCCGGAAGTGGTGTACTTCCGTATGTTCGTGCGACTTGTAATCCCGATCCTGACTCTTGGATACGGAGATTCCTGGATTGGTGGATAGACCGCGAAACTGGCTTACCCATTTCCGCAAGAGATGGAAAGGTCCGTTATTTTCTCCGAGTAAAAAACGAATTCTACTTCGCTGATTCTAAAAAAGAACTCATTCACTCATTTCCTGATTTTACGGAATCTGACATTCGTTCAGTAACCTTTATTAAGTCTTCCGTATATGATAACAAGATACTTTTAGAAAAAAACCCAGGTTACTTAGCAAACCTCAAGTCCATGGCTGACTATGAGCGCGAAAGATACCTTGAAGGAAACTGGAATGCGCGGCCCGTGGCCGGAAAAGTTTTCAATCGTCACTGGTTCGGACACGCGCCCGAGTTTCCAAGTGACATGCGGCTCTTCCGATTCTGGGATTTGGCGGCCACAGTTAAGAAAACAAACAAAAACGATCCGGACTTCACTGCGACCGCAATAGGAGGTATTAAAGACGGAATTCTATATTTAAAATTTGATCAGAACAGACTCGCTTGGCACGACGTTAAACGTTGGATCCAAAGAGAGTCCGAACTCGACAAAATTCAATATTCAAAATACGGAAAAGTCAAAGTAGGCGTAGAGAAAGAACCGGGTGCAACCGGAAAAGGCGCTGTAGAAGACATCATAACGTTACTTGCAGAAATTGGAGTGGAGTGTGCGTCTTATCCGGCCAACGGAGACAAACTTTCTCGCGCTCTTCCCTGGGCAGGCCTTGCCGGTATCGGAAAAGTTGTGATCGTAAATAGTCCGAATACGAGTATAGAAGTAATTCTAAACACGCTTCACAACTTTGTCGGAGATGGTAAAGGTCACGACGACATTGTGGATGTGGGTTCCGGCGTTTACTACATGACCATTGAGAAAACCTTTGTTGCATCCTTCGGCCTTGCTTCCTAAAGAAAATTTACGAATGCACCTGACTGTTTTTCATCCGTGAAATACAGTAAAAATAGGTCCTAAAAAAGTTTCATGCCCGAGACGATAGAATACGAAATCATTTTAAAGAGAAGAAATCCGGACATAGCATCCAAGTTGTCCGCATGGGAGTTGATACGAGATTCGTTTCTGGGCGGCCTTTCCTACATAGACAAAAACCACCTCTTTCAATACTCGAAAGAAAATTCATTTTCGTATGAAAACCGAAAAAGAAGGTCCGTATTTTTAAATCATACTTCTCCGATCGTCGAAGCTCTTACCGGACTTATTTTCGATACTACACCTTCGAGAGACGTACCCGATTCTTTAAAACCATTCCTCGAAAAAGTAAATCATCGTCAGAGTATGGATGAGTTCATGCAAGAAGTTGCTACCAAGTCGCTACTTTGCACTTGCGCCGTCCTTGTTGATTCGCCGACCTTCGATCCCGAAATTATTAAAACCCAAGCGGATATAAATGAACAAGGATTAAGGCCCTATTGCGTATTGTACGATCTCGGTCAAATTCGGGACTTCTCAATCGATGAGAAAGGATCACTTCTTTGGGTTCTTCTTGATAACTCGTATCTGGAGGACGAAGACCCATTCCAAGAAAGAACGAATGTTGTCGAGTATCGACTTTGGACTAAGGATTATTATCAAGACTTTACACGAACCAAAGACGGAAAGGTTATCGCAAACGATCCTGTTCAGCATTCACTCGGACGCGTTCCTCTCATTTTCGTATCCTGGTCCGATAACGAATCCGGACCAATCAATCAGACGGTTTTTGAAGATATAGCAATCATCGATCGCAAGATTTATAATCTTCTATCCGTAGAAGACGAAGTTATCTATTCCGGTGCGTTTAAGATTTTCATCTATCCCGGAGTTCTCCCTGAAAAATTGGAAAAGGAAGGGATCGGTTCTCTTTCCTTTATAACATACGACAAAGAATCCGGTTCAGCTCCCTCGTTCATCGGTCCCGGTATCGAGGATCTTACCGGTCTTGGAATCGTAGTAGAAAGACTCTGCAAAAAGATCCTTCAAAAAGTGGGTCTTGACAAAGACCAAGAAAAAACCGGCCCGCAATCCGGAATTGCAAAGTCTTTAGAGTTTCGTGAAGCCAAAGCGTTCTTACATTCCGGAGCAACACGTCTTGAAAAGTGTGAAAGGGAAATTTTCGAACTCTTTGCTCTCTGGCAAAAATCCTCAGTTTCAAAAGATCAAATCAAGATTTCATATCAGAAAAAATTCGAGACGATCGACATCGCGGAAACCGTTAAGACGCTCCTTACCGTTTTTGATAGCCTGAATTACTCCGCAGTTAAAAAGAAGATCGCAAAAGAAATTATAAACAAGGTTTTCCCCGATCTTAGCGAATCAGAAAAGAGTAAACTCTATTCTGAAATCGATTCAACCGATACAGAAAAACTTCCCGGCTTCATGGAGAAGTTTTTTAACGCTGAAAGTAGTCATACGGCTTCTTCCTCCGACATGGAAGAAAAGAATCAAGAATCTCAAAACACACGGGGAGCGGCCCCGACACAAACGCAAACGCGCACGGCGAATAGCCGAGATAAGGTAGCATAGATGAGGTTTTGGAACCAGTATTCCAGAGTTTTAAAACAAGCAGGCGAAGGAGACGGATCGGGAGGAACAGAGACAGAAGAGAACGGCCAAGGTAGTGAAGGAGGAGGGGACTCAGGTAGGAACAATGAGACGGAACTCGCAGAGTTCAAGTTTGGAGGAAATACTTACAACATACCTCGAGAACTCGCTCAAGGGTTTGGAAAGCTATCAGCCGAATATAGGACCGCATCGAGTAAATTAAAGACTCTCGAAGAGGCGGCCAAAGAAGAACACCCGGCCCTAAAGGAACTTCAAGAAAAACTGCAACAGTTAGAACTCGAAAAACTTCCTGAGAAAGAAAGGGAGGCCGCAAAACTCGGTGCAGAGTTAAAAAAATTAAGCGGGGTTATCGAAGCTGAAAAAAGAAATAAGGAACGTTACGAAAGTCTCTTTCGCGAAAAGTCGATCAATACCGAACTTTACTCCGCGCTTTCCAAACACAATCTTTACGATCAGAATCAAGCACTCCTTCTTTTGAAAGCGATCAGTCAACCGACTGTAATCGAGAATAAGGAAGATGGAAGTTTTAAAGTTTTCTTAAAGCTCGATGTTGGCGACGGCGCGGGTGTTCAAGAATTAGAACCCGAAGAAGCGGCTGCCAAATGGCTAGCGTTACCGACGAACGCAAACCTTCTCAAATCCAATTTAATTCCGGGTTCCGGGACATCCGTGAAAGGAGGTCGCTTAACTACAACCGGACAGGTTGCCTACAAGCGGTCCGACTTAGCGAAACCGGAAGTAAGACAAGAACGGCTCGAAAAGATGAAAGCCGGAATCCAAACGATCATCGTTGACTAACGAGAAGGTTCAATGTCTAACACAGGACAAGACGTACTCTTTCCTGAATTCTGGTTCGATGGGTGGGACGCCTTAGACTCCGGAGTTCTCAATTTACAAAATCAAGTTTCAAGATCCATCGAGCAAAAGCTCGCGGAAGTAGGGGACAAAGTAACGGTCCCGATTACGCCAGACTTTGGAGACGCGGACGACTACGATCCGAAAGAAGACCCGGATGCAACCGATGTTCACCAAGAGGCTAAGAAAGTCGAACTTACGGAATCGAAAAAGAAAACGATTATCTTAACTTCCACCGAACTTTCTTTAAGCTCGTATGATCTTGTCGAGAAATACGCGCAACCAATGGCTCTTTCTCTTTATTCAACAGTGAACAAGTTTATCTATAACCTCGCGTTAAAGACAAACAACATCGTCGATGCAAGAACCGGTTTGGATAAAGACAAGGTTGTGAAACTCAGAACCATGCTGTCGAATAACAAGGTAAGTGGAGAGAAACAACTTGTGTGCGCTCCGGATGATTACGGATCGCTTCTTTCCATTCCGGAGTTTTTCAAAGCGAACGAATCCGGAGACACAAGCGCGTTAAGAGACGGAAAGATCACTCGCGCACTCGGATTTAACGTATCCGAGAACCACGCGATCGAATCGTATACTCCGACCGATCTTGCAGGTGCGGTAAACCACACCGGCGGTTACGCGTCTGGAGACTCGGAAATGGTAGTCGATGCGTTTAACGATTCCTTAAAACCGGTGCGACCGGGAGACGTTTTCACTGTCGCCGGAGAAACAGGAGCCCCGCTTCATACAGTAATTCGAACCGACAAATCTCTTGGGGTTACGACTAAGATTTATTTTGATGGGCCGCTTAGAAACTCTGTTTCGGATAACGCAGTTATTACGGTGATTCCTTCCCGTTCCATGGTTGCGTTTTCACCGTCTGCGATCGCGTTCGGCGCAAGAGCTTACAAAGCAATGCCCGAAGGAACCGGAGTAAGGTCAGTTGTTGCGATGCTCGCCGGTCTTCCTGTTCGGGTTTCTGTTTGGTCGGATGGACTCAGGGTCAAAGTGCAGAATGACATTCTCTATGGTGGAGAAGTAATCAATCAAAAACGAATCGGAAGAGTTCTCGCGGCGGCTTAAAACCACATGAAAAAAAACCTAATCAAAGTATATAAAAAACTAAAAAATGGGACCGAGGTCGAGTTACTTGCAGACGAAAGCCAACTCGAAGCTCTCGCTGTTCATTCTGATTTTCGAATTCCGGAATCAAAGGAAGTTCACAGTCCCAAAAAGAAAAATCAAGAAGAAGAGGTGCAAACCTAAAAATGAAAGTCGGGCTTGTAACGATAAAAGAGTCCGATGACTTCTTGCAATTTCTCTCCGGAGGACAACCCTGGAGAGATACTGAGAGAGGCGAATATTCTCAAAAAGGAACAATCACAGCCATAGGTGAAAATCTAATCGGGTTCGGAACCGAGTTCAATGGAACTCTCCCGCTTCTTCCCGGAGAAACTTTAGATTTAGAATCCCAACTTGTGAACGTAGTTTCCGTCACAGATGATTCAAACGCGATTATAACCCCGGTTGAATTCGATATTGATCTTCCGGTTCGGTTTCGCCGAATTCCCGAAAACAAAGTTGGAACACTCACGAATCTCATTCAAAGAAAAAGGGAAGCTCTGAATACCGCCTTTTTAAGGCTTCAAAATTCGGAATCTTTCGATTACGCCAAAGTTAGCGAAGAAACTTTAAAAAAAGCTCAGATCGTTTTTGCTTTGGAGCTTTATAAAATTCCCATAAACAAACACGCTGAGAACCGGGCCAATGGGATTCAGTCGTATTCAATTTCTGATCAGAGTTACACATACAAAAATGGAACCGTAAAAGATATTCCAGAATCGGTTTATGATTTCGTAAAAAAAGAAGGAAGCCGGGCTTCTGGGAAACTCTTTCGAACAGGATCAGGAGTGTCATTTTTCTAAATGGAAATTCACGACGACTTACTTCGCGAAATGAGTAAAAGTCAGGTGGACGCTTTGCTCGAAAATCTCTCCGATGCGATTCGCGAATTGGAAACTTCAATCGTAGAATTCACTTGGAAAACGAAGAATCATTTCTCTAAGGTTACTCCCGAGCAAAAAGAATACCTTAGTTATTTAGAAAGAAGGTACAAAAAAATTCTCATTCTCTATGATAACGTCTTAAACACTTTCTATGAATCGATAGGGAATACTCTTTCTAAAACCTACCGATACGGAAGAAGTATTTCGGAAAGTTTGATCTTAGAATCCGGAGTGAATGTCGCCGGAACTGCGATCGATTCGAAAGCTCTACAGGTTTTAATCAGAGATGCGGCCCGAGATTTTCGAGTCGCGATCAAACAATCCAAAGTAATGTTTAGGACGTATTTTAAACTTTCGAAACAAGGTGTTCTTACGGAATCGGAACTTTCCAAAGCGGTTGCAAAAGGTCTTTTAAAATCAGGAACTCCTAACGCTTCGCGAAAAAATGTAATCGAGCTTTTCTACAAAACTGATTTTTCAAAAAGTCAAAGCTCGCGTATTCTTTCTCCGAAAGACAAAGATTCGAGAGAGTTCTTTACCCAGAAACTTGGTAAAAAAAGATTCGAGAAATTAGAAAGGCTGAATTCCAAACTCTTAGAAAAGAAATACATTCAAATCCTGAATCGAAACGGGGATCCGATTCATTTCAAAGTAGAAAGTTACGCGGAACTCGTCACAAGATCCAGAATTACAGACAGCCAAGTTACAGCCTCGATCGAGGAGGGAACTCGGGCAGGAATCGTTTTATTTACGGTCCCAGGTCACAACACTACCGCCGAAGTTTGTAAACCTCACGAAGACGAGATATATACAACGGACCCGGACTTAGCAAAAGCAGGCGTTTTTAAACTTCTAACCGAAAAAGAAAAACCAGGGTATCATCCAAGATGCTCTCATAGACTCTTTCCTCTCGTTCTTACCAACCGGAAACTTTTCGCGCTTATTGCCTCTCGTTCGAGTGAGAAATTTGCACGCTCTTGGTTTCGAAAACAAGGGAAGGCAATTCCTGAAAGGAGCGCGGCGTAATGGTCCCTTTCGAGATTTTAAGACCTATTTACAATGTAGCGGATAACTCGCTCGATGAAGAGAGATCCGAACATATCACGGTCTTTGCCGAAAGCTGGAAACCGAAAACTAGAATTAGAAATTCTGATAACGGAATCGCATATACAATCATTCACGCAGATATTTTACCGGATGAGGACATACGACCCACCGACCTAATCAAATGGCCGCAAGGTATTTCGAAAGAAGACTTTGCAATTCGTGGCAGATACCTTTCCATTCTTTACTTCTATCCGGCACCCGACGCCAATCAAAACGTTCATCACATTGAGATTGAGGGTTGAGTTGAGTAAGGGCTGGAAAGTAGACGATCACGAATTCAAAGAAAGACTCGGGATATTTTTTCCGGAAAAGATAATCGAGGTCGCAAAAAAAGCCTTCGAGATTGTAGCCCTCGGAATCCCGGCGAAAATATCAAGTTCCCACACAGGTATTCAACCACAAAGACAAACCGGATACATGCAGGGAGCCTACTCGATCTATGTTGGCGACGAACTCGTAAAGGATGTGGAAGAAGTTTCTTCAAAAAATAAATCACAGTTTAAACTTCCGCCTACGATAGCAGACATCACAGACTTAGAAGCAAGGACCATTTACGAAGCTCCGTATGCAGAAATACAACAGTCAGGCGAAAGTAAAGTAGCCGGAAATCCAATTGTACTCAAAGGAAAACAACCAGGAACCGGACCCGGTTGGATTGAGAAACTTCAAGAACCTGTGAACTCAAACGAAATTGTAGAAGAAGTCTCCGACCATTTCGGCGACCTCTTCGAAAAGACTTTTGGATGAGCGACGTAACTACTCACAGATATTTAATCGAATACTTAGTTGATTGGATGAAACTTGAGCCTTCCTTTTCATCTTACTCAAACATTTTACAGCCCTTTGTCGAGACCCCTAAAGAGGCCGTAGAGAAGATTTTAGTCATTCATAATATAACAACAAACCCCGATCCGTTTTCGAAGACGCAGATCGATTTTTTATGTATTGCAAAGACACTTCCAAGATCGAAAGACATTGCGTTTGATCTGTATGAAAAGTTAAACGAAAGGTATAACTTAAGTTTACCGACCCCGCAAAATCTCCCGCAAGGAAAAACTCAAGTCGATCTTCCGGGTATCACCTTGAGAGTACTTCAAGGAAAAGAAATTCGACTCATCGGCCAAGTTCTGAACGGCGAGTATCGATACAACGCGAGTTTTTTTATTTCATAAAAGGAGTAAGAATGGATGAAGAACAGGTGACACTTCTTAAGTCGACCCGTAACGGAGACGTGACAACTCGAGTTCCAAAATCGCAAGTGGAGGAGTTTTTAAAAGATCCGCTCTTTAAACTCTACGAACCTAAAAATGCAACACAGGAAAAGCCAAAACAAAACGTGAAACAAAGCTCTCCCGAGTGAGCTAAGAAATGCCGCCAGAAGATTTAATAACGCCGGAAGGATCGGCAGTCATTGGTCGCCCTACCGGATCAATCAGTCCGATTGCGACTGATTTTGGAAAACCGCTTTCAAAAACTCAAGTCCAACCGGGAACCATTTCCATTTCCGCTAACAACGCATTAGTCGCAGGAACCGGAACGGATTTCACGAGACTTGCAGTCGGTCAGTATCTAAAGATCGGAAATCTTCCCGGTCTTAAAAAAATCAAAACCATAACCGGTGCAACGTCACTTGAACTGATGACTCCTATCGGAGCGGTTCCGGCGGCAGGCGCGACTTTCAAAGTCGCCGACATGTGGGATTTGGGCATGAGTTTGAAAGCTACGATGCAAGAGTCACTCGGTTACGCGGAACACGTCGCTATGCAGATGGGAGCGCAAGCGTTTAAGAAGACTCTCAACAGTTACATGGTGACGACGACGATTGAAATCATCGAACCTGTGCAAGAAGTAATCCAAAAAGTTATCAAAGGGTATTTGATTAACTACGATTCACTTACCGGAAATATCAAAGGCGCGGCTCGCACGGTTAAAATGTGGGACAGTATTGAAGCAGGTAACGGTCAGGAACTTCACCTAACCGGACTCATTGCACCAAGAACCCGCTCGCTTGATCCGATGGACCTTTTGATTTTACCGAATACGATGCTCTACCCCGAGCCGAAATGGGAATTCGATGGAAAGACTCCGCTCTCGGTGGAATTAAAATTCGAATCACTCGTAGATCCAAACACAACGTTCCGCGGCCTCCCGGTTGCCTACTATCTGGGTGATTTGAGTGTCGTATAACGTGAGTCCATACAACGAAACATCCGTCGTCCTTCCGGGCGGTGGTGAAATCACTCTTCCGATCCATGTATCGACTATCGGTCTGCACGAACGTCTTTCTAAGATTCAAGACAAGTTGGAACTTGCGATCGAGCAACATACAACCGCTTTTAACGAAACGAATCATGTAATTTCAGAACTCTACGAAAGTTACAAGCTTCTCGTTTTAGAAGACGCGGTTTCTTTCGTAGACTTTTGCAAAGATTTAACTCAGTACGTTTCAGAAAAAGATTGTACGTTGTTTGTAAAAAAACAAAAAGAAGCTCGGAAATTCGGGGATAAGATTTTAACGCTGCTTCGAGAGAAATTTCAAGTCACAGTTTTCGAATCTGAAAAATATATCGAAGTCCTAAACAGGATTCCCTTTTTCTATCCCGACTTTTCAAACATATTCAAATTCTTAAACGAAGTCGAACTTGCGACAAAACGAAATCCGGGAGAGTCGTCCGCAAAAAAGTAGATCCCGACTCGGAGCTTTTACTAGCAAAGATGAAGCTCGTTCGTTCCGGAGTTCGGGAAGAAACGGTTCAAAAACTAGGCTACCACGGACTGACAAGCCGACTTCTCGCACTCCGGTATCTGGAGTTAGAAGAGCATAGGAACAAACTTCTTGTAGCAGTTTATTTGAAACCGGAATTTGCGGAAGAGATCACGAAGAAAATCGCGGGGATCGACAATGAAATGACTTCTTTGAAACTCGTTCGTCCGTCGCAGAAACTCACGGAAGAGGAATACGAAGATGCGTTTTGGAAAGCTAAATCCGAATCTGCGGATTTTTGGAAAAAACTAAAGGAAGAACACACACAAAGGAAAAACGGAATCGTGATACGCGAAGAGTAAGAACTGAGTAAAAACCAAGCTACGGTAAACGTTTCTCTTGTCGGAGACAAAAAGCCTCTTCAAAAGGCGTTTAACGATGCCGTTTCCGATGCGCGAAATTTCGTTACTCAGATCAAGGAACTTGGTCAGGCGGCGAATAACGCGATCGCAGTCGATCCGAAAGCGTACCGTAGTTCCCTAAACACGATTTCAGGTCTTGAATCAAGACTAAAGAAATTCCAAGACGGAATGAGTCAGGCTCAGATCGGAGGCGACTCTTTTAATCGTCTTAAATCCGCCGTTGAATCGGTTCGAACTAAACTGGATGAAGCGAGAAAGTCTGGTTTAGAGTTTGGAAAAGCCCTAAGTGCTGCGATTGATCCGAAAGCATTCAGACAATCTCTGAATACGATTTCCGGTCTTGAAACAAGACTAAAAAAATTCCAAGATGCAATGAGCAAGTCTCAAATTGGAGGCGACTCGTTTAACCGTCTCAAATCCGGAGTTGAGTCCGTTCGAGTTAAACTCGACGAAGCAAGAAAGTCGGGAGAAGACTTTAACAAACAAACACTCTCACTAAAAACCGCCCTCGCCTCTCTTGCGAGCGGCTTCACGACAAGAGTTATAACAAGCGAAGTAAAGTCCTTTATGGACGAAGCACAGAAAGCTCAGAACACTTTCTCAGGGCTTTCTGCTGTCATCGGATACAAATTCGGTAAAGAAGCAATTCCCGAAGCAGTATCAGCGGTAAGCACAATTTCAAATGAACTGAATTTAAACAAAGAAGCAGTAACCGGAGCGATGCGAAATTTTACTTCGATGGGTTATTCGGTTACGGAAGCCTCAAAGCTCATTCGAGCAAACGCGGACATAGGTTCCGTTCTTAGACAATCCAACTATTCACTCGCGGAATCGATCGAAGTAGTCTCACAAGGATACAAAGCGGGGAATTCGATTCTGTCCGATGCAACCGGGATTCAGACGAATATCTCCAAGATGCTCGAAATCCACGGGATGAAACTGGATGACCTAAATGACGCAACGAAAAGCGCGCAAGCCAGACAGGTTCTTTTAAATGAAACGTTACGCGAAACAGAAGCCTTCCAAGGACGGGCCGCAGAACAAGCAGAAGGATACACAGGTGCTTTAGGAAGACTCGACAAGTCTTCGAATGAAACGAAAGTCGCACTTGGAAAACTCTATCAAGAATCTCTCTTGCCTATCTTGAATCTCGGAAGTGACGGATTCACATTTTTACCTGGCCTTTTCTCGAATGGAGACAAGGTTAAAAAGTTAGATAACGAACTTATACTTCTTAGAGAATCCTTAGCCCGTGTTCCCGAAGGATCCGAGGAATGGAAAAAAATCGATGCTCAAATTAAAAAAACTCAAATTGAAATTATAAACGTTGGCCCTTCGATTTCTCATTTTGGAAAATCTCTCACAGTAGCCGGAACAGCCGGACTTACATTTTACGCATCCCTCGTTACGATCACAAAAGGTTTAGAACTGGCAGGCGTCGCCGGTGCCGCCAACTGGACAAAAATACTTGGACCTTTTGCATTAGGCGCAACCGCTCTTGTATTCACGATCGACATTGTTGAGAGGTATAGAAGGGAAGGGGAACAAAAAGACACCGAAGAAAAGGGCCGGAGACTCAAAGAAAGATTCAGTGATGATTTAGAATCTGCGAACAAAGCGATCAATGAACTTGCAGGAGCTTCCAACTTAGGATACGCGGTCGGTGAACAAAAGATTGAGAAACTTCAAAAGAATTTAAAGAGTCTCGGATTTACGGCAGAAGAGACCGAGAAAATTTTCAAACGAAATTGGCTTTCCGGGAAACAGTTTATTTCCAGCGAAGAGGTAAACCGTTGGAGAAAGGCATTTTCAGAAATCAGTAAAGAAAACTCAGGTCCGAAAGCTCCTGCCTCTCCGTCCGGCGGAGGAGGAAAAGGAAAACTCAAAGAGGATTTATCGGAACAAAAAAGAATTATTGATGAGTTTTGGAAAGCAAATCCAACGACCGTAAAGTTCGTAGGAACTCTTGAATCTCAGTCTTTCGAGTATTTAAAAAAACAACTCCTCGATTTTTCACAAAAAGAAGGCGCGAGAATTCCTCTTACCCTCGATGGAAAATCGATTTCAATAAACCAGATTCAAAACAAAGAGCAGCTTGAACGTGTCGTCGGGGAAATCTCAAAAAAATACAATATCTCTCCCGATGTAGTTCTAAAATTAAAGCCTGAGAATTTAAGAGAACTCGATTCGATGCTTTCCGGTGCAAGAGACGAAATCGATCGAAAGGTTCGCTCAGGCGCACTTTCTCCCAAAGATGGAATCAAACTTCACGCACAGTTAGACGATGCAAAAACTTTTGATACGATTACTGCAAAGATTCAAAAGTTTAAAACAGACTGGGAACAAACTACAGGTCCCTTAACTCAAACAGAATCCCAAATTTACGATATTTCCCAACAGATCAATGTAGCGACGAATAAGTCACAAGGATTTTTGCAATCCGTTACCGCTTGGGGAAAAGCGGCGGCCAGTGCAGTTGCTTTTCTTTCCGCTCCCGTAACGCAAGTTTTGCAAGCGCAAGCTCAAGCTTTACAGGTTCAAAGTCAAAATCAGATTCAACAAGTTCAATTCTATGGACAAGCCTTTGAACGGTTTGTCGATGCAAACCTTCAAGCCTATCTCTCAGCACAAGACGCAGAACTCAGCAAACTTCAAGAAAAGCTGGGTGCGATGGAGGAAGCCGAGCAGGCGTATGAAGAAAGAAAAGGGGAACGAAGAGACGCAGAAGCGCAAAGAATCAGGGAAGAGAACGAAGCTCTCTACAACGAAGACGCACTCAAACTTGAAGAAAAATACAACGCGCAAGTTTCAGCACTTGAACAAGAGAGCTTAGACGAAGAACTATTCAACGAGAGAAAAGCCGAACTCTTTGACAGACTTCAAAAAGATAAACAAGACCTTAAAGACCGCTATGATAAAAAAACTCTAAGCGACATTGAGAAAGCAAACAAAGACGCCGATGCGGCGGATGAAAAGAAAAAAAAGGAGGATGAAGAAAAGGCTAAGGCGTTAGCCGAACAGCAAAAAAAAATTGAAGCCGACAAGACAGCGGCTACAGCGAAAGCAGAACAAGACAAACAGAACGCAAAAAAACTCACCTCATATATCGAATGGCAAGCGGGTAAAAGTGCATTTGAAGCTAACAAACAAGCGCAGGTTGCTCAAGCGGCTTTCGGGATTGCTCAATCTGCGGTGCAAGGTGCGATTACATTCGCGTCTTCCGTAGCCGGATACACGGCCGCCGGTGCGGCTCTTGCCGGACCAACTTTTGGTACATCGATGGTAACAATGCCCGCGATCGGTATGGCAACCGGAACGGTTCTTGGCGGAATTGTAGCGGGAGCCGGAATGACTGCGAGTGGACTTGCGTTATCCGCCGCGCAGTCTCAACAGTATCCTCCTTGGATGGGGTTTTCTATCGGAGGACTCGTAGAAGGTGGAATCACAGGAAAAGATTCTGTTCCTGCTCTATTAACTCCGCGCGAGGTGGTTGTTCCCGAATCCGGCTGGCAGGACATTCGAAAAGACATTTCAGAAAGCCTCATTCCAAAATCGAATATTTTAAATCCGAATATAAATATCGAGTGGATGGACCACTCTCAAAACTACTCTCAAATCGACAAAGAAGCGATGCTCCAATACTTCCTCGACGAACTCCTGAAACGTCTCACGCAAACGGGCGTTTTAGGATAGTTTGAAGTTTATTTTACAGGATTCTAAAGGAAGAACTCTTACGGAAACTCTCGATCAGCTTTGGAGAATTTCCCCTACAAAATTCGATCTTCCGGAGGCTCTAGTTGCAAGAAACAGTCAGTGGGGTTCTAAGAATCAATCCGACAATGTGATTTCTACCAGAAAACTTTCACTTCCATACTCGAAAACGTTTCAGTCCGATCTGGAATACAATTTGTTCAGGAGTAAACTCGCGAACTTTTTCCTTACGGGAAAGAAACCGATTTACTTGATCGATGTTGAGAATGGTCGTCGCGCGAGTGTTGAGATTTCAAGTATCCCGGAAAAATTCGACAAGGGTTCTGAAAAACGAATCGTAAGCGAAGCAAATATCGAACTCATTCTCATGGATGTTCTTTTTGAAGATAGCGAAGAATCAAACACAGACTTTTTGTATCTTCCATCCGGCGGATACTTTGATATCTATCTCGCATCCGAATACGCTCTCGACGGTTATCCAGAATTTGACTTAAAAGCGGAAAGTAATTCCAATCCTGATTTCTCTTTAGACCTCGAAGACGAAGACGGTCGAGGATTTGCCACACAAAGGATCCAAAGTTTATCTTTTTCGAATGCAACCGAACTCAACAAATACATGACGATCAGCTCCGTACAAGGAGAGATCCGCATCGGCGGAAGAATCAATGATTCGAAACCGATCACATATTCTCATAACAATTTGATATGGACCGGAGGAAGTTTTTTAGTCTTTCGTCCGGGTAAAAACAGAGTCGTTTATTCTTCGGCTGCGAATGCGCCCATTCGCCTACGAATCAGACACAGGACGCGCTATGAGTCTTAAAGCTTGGGATATATTGTAGACGAATCGGCTGTTTACGGCCACGGAGAAAGATCCGGTTTTCCGGAAGGATTCGGTTCCACGTATGGAACTTCCTGTAAAGGTCAACCGACCGACGCAACGATCTTTCAGGAATATTCCGGTGGCACAGGAGAAGACTCAAACGTTCAACTTTCATCGGTTGCGGGTTCCGTTCTCTCTCAGTTCCCTCTCGGGATTCAATATCCAAAACTTTCTTCGATGAAAAATACCGTGAACCAGTTCGGCCCATTGTCAGGCGAACTTGTGTTTGCTGAAATGCCGGATGTTCCACTTCCCGATTTCGCTTCTTACAAATTAAAAATCGATTCTAAATCGGTGATGAAGGGCTATCTCTACGATACACCCGATCAAACCTCCACTTCTAAAAAAGGATTTTCCTACAAATCGTATGGAATGATTAAACGGTTGGAAGGTGAGACGATTTCCAATTTTAATAAATGGAATATTCATAAGATTGAAATCGGCGGCGAAGACGATACAGACGCTATTCTTTATTTAGGAGCGAACGTTTCTTTTCCGCAGAATTTACAAATTGCCAACATCCAACCAAATCAAGTTTTGTATGTAAGAGATACGGATGATTCTGACAATGAAGGAAAATTCAGAGTCGCCCAGGTAATCGATTCTTTAACGGTTCGCATTCACAACCCGTCCGTTGTTTCTCAAAATATTATCCTCGGAACCGTAGAGATTTTACCTAAAGAATGGGGTGATCCTCTAACTCTTGTTTCCGAACTTGCAAACCAAGTTTTTAAAACTTACGGTCAACGAGTTCCGATTCTCTATTCTTCCAATCTCATACAAACCACCTACGGAATTACAACTCTCGGAGAACTCTATCTCGAAGGGATGTCCCTTTTTAAATTCATCGAGCTGGTTTGCGATATGCTCGGTGGACTTTGGTACTGCGGAGTCAATGCAGACGGGTTTTATTTTCTCGAAAAGAAAAAAGAAGAACCGATTGATAAACTCGCGATCGGTTGGGATTTCAATGACCTTGATGTAAAAATAGATCGGGATTGGGTTTGGAACTACATTGAAATTTTCGCAAAAAGCGAGGAAGGTTCCGGTACTACAAAACTCTACTCAGAGCTAAATGAGTCTTCGGAAAATAAATGGGGAAGAAAAACTAAAAGCATTGAAGTTCCCGCGTCATTTACAAAAGAAATCGCGGTTCAAATTTGTAAAAATTTACTCGAACTCCACAAAGAGCCAAGAGTTTTAATCACGATTAAAAACGCGCCTTATCGCTATTATGAATTCGGTGATTACAGCGTTGCTTTCCCTCAAAAAAGTTATTACGAAATCATCGACGATCTGGATTCTCTCTCTACTTGGACTTCTTCCGATTCGAGTAAACTTCTCCCAGAACTTACAAACGAAACTCTTATATCGGGATCGAAGTGTCACAAACTCATCTTCTCAGGTGCAGATAGTGTAGTTTACAAAAAGATTTTTAACGAACGTAAAAACGGCCTTACAGATATTCATTTCTACCTCTATGCAAGCGTCAAAGACGACTTTATCCTAAACCCCGATGGAATGGTCCTCTTTTACATCATCGATGGAGAGGGACAAACTCACGAAAAATCATTCCCGATCGAGCAGGAAGCGATTTGGATTCCCTGCCCTTGGAACATTGCATCACTCAAAATCAAAAGAATCGTCGAGATCGGCTTTATATTCAAGAACGTTCCCGACTGCGTACTGTATTTCGACCAGCTTCGGGTTCGTTCGAATACTTCCGTCACTCATACAGTTCCACTCGTTGAGGTGGAATATGGTAACGCACCAACAAAGAAGAACTGCAAACTCACCTTCGGCGGCAAGCAGACTTTAGAACAATATTTGTCCGGGTATCTCTCGCAAATTGAAACGTTACGCTACATTGCAAGGAACAGGTGATGGCCCTTCCTCCGATTCTCTCCGGAAGACAAGATATTAACTGGAGATACGATGAAATAACGGGTAAGTTCGTTTTTCAAGAAATACTCGGTGAAGTTCACGAAGTCGTAGAATTTCCCGAACTCGACGGACGAAGAGGATTTCGATTAAACGAAAGACCCGTGGATGACGGTTCGATTCGAGTTTATAAAGGAAACGTTTTAGGAGACAAGATTCCCGCAAACCTTCAATCAAGGGTTACATCCGAACCGATCGGACCTCAAGTGAATATCACTCCTTCCACGATGAAAGTCGTAGTTCCGAGTACAGTGAATCTTGGATCCAAATATATAAGCGCGTATAACGGAGTAGGGGGAGGAAAGACCGTTGAAAACGATCTCTATATCCAATACGTCGCCTTAAATTCAAAACTTTCAAGAGACGGTTCTCTTCCAATGATGGGGAATCTTAATTTCAATTCTCACAAAGCGATCAATGTAGCGCCTGGAACAAATTCTACGGACGGAATCAATTTATCCCAACTTGCAGCGCTTTCGAATCTTTTAACGAATGAAGTCAATACGAGAACAAACGCGGATTCTACGATCAATTCAAAACTAAATCCTCTACTTAGTCTTGTAAAATGGACAAAATTTTCTCTCCTCGAAAGAGACTACGCAAACGACAACGAATCCGGCACTTTGGGTATGGAATCCTACGCCGGACAAAAAGGTATTTTAATCTGGTACAACGCCCGGTCTCGAATCGGTGGCATCGGCGCTTATGGAAATTCCGATTCCGATTTCCAAGTCATCGATGACCAAGGCGCAGGACAGTTCAACTTCCGTTGGACCTCGCCCGGAAACGCGCTCATGCGTTGGATTCTCATCCAGTGGATCACGGATTATATTCCATGAAAAATTCGAGTATTACGATCCAGAGAGGAAGAAGTTTTAAAAAATTCTTTTCTTCGAACTTGTTAGAACACACGACTGTTTTCGCTTCCTTTGGTATGCTAAAAAATGACGGTTCTTTTTTAAAGCGAGGACAGTTCGAAACTCGGGTTCAAGAGGACGGATATTTTCTTTCGATGAATGAAACAGAAACTTTAAAGTTAAAAAAAGAAATTCTACAATTCGACGTTTTAGTCGAAAGAGCGGATCCAAGTTGGCCCGAAGGAAAAAACGCGATCTTTGAGTATGGCGGAATACTCAAAGTCGAGTAACGTTTTTTGAGAGTCAATCTTCCTTTAGAAATCAGACAAAACGAATCCACTGTAATACGGCTCCGGGGGTTAAAGAATATCTTTTCCCCCGTTGCACAAATCCTTTTCCAAATCAAAGAGTCTTCCTCTTCTGCAAAAATATTACTTTCAATTGAACCACTTCCCACAGACGAAGGCGCGGATTGGGAACATGAAGAAATCGTAATCAAAATTCCACCCGCGATGACACGCGGGCTTCTCCCAAAAGTGTATGAATGGGATTTACTCGTAAACCGTCAGGGTGAATTTACATATCCGTATTGGGGAATTTTTACCCTCACGGGAACGATTTCGCGCAATAACGAAACTGTCGATCCGGTTGTCATCAATGATTTAGAAACCCGTCTCGCCGGAACTACCCTCGGTCGCGGTTCTTGGATGGTTGGTGTTTTTTCAAACTATTGGCTCGGAAAGCTCGGTGGCGTTGGAAATCTTGTTTTAGAAAAGTGTCTCGAGTGGCTCGATCAGAATAAACTTGGGATTCTAAATCCATTCACAGGTTCGAAACTTCTTAAATCCGGGGCTTTTGCGATAGAGGTTTTGGAATCCGGTATCGGAATCGATTCTCTTGATAACGTAACCGGTGCGCGTTCTATTTCCTTACTTCTTGCACCTTCCTTAGATTCTCACGCTACCCGTAGAGATTGGGTGATTGCGTTAGTTGATGCGGCGATTATCCAAGTAAAAGCGGATCTTGTAAATGGCGCGCCCGGTGTACTCGACACACTTCAAGAAATTTCTAATGCTCTTAATAACGATCCGAACTTTGCTACGACTCTTCTAAATCAACTTGCATCCAAAGCGGATCTTGTTTCCGGAAAAATTCCCCTATCACAACTACCAGTGTTATCTTCTCCAGATTGGACAGTAATACAAAATAAGCCTTCGGTATTTCCACCTTCTAATCACGATCATGATTCCCGTTATTATACCAAATCCGAATCAGATTCCGCATTATTCCAAAAACGCAATACCGCAACTCCGATTCCTGCAACTGAAGTTGTCGAAGACACAAATCACAGGTTTGTAACGGACACAGAACGAGCGGCGTGGAACACCGTTTCCGGTGGAGGTTTCTCGATTCCACTCGGTGGAATCATAGAGGACGGCCTTGGTCAGTTACCAAGTTCTAATTTCAAAGAAACAAATGGACAGGCAATTTCGAGAATTACCTTTTCAACATTTTGGAATTTGGTTCGTCGCAACGTTACGGGAATTGTTGCGTCAACGGACAGAATCAACTCAAGCGGCCACGGATGTGCTGAAGGTCAGCTGGTGAAATTTTCGTTCACCGGTGGCGGAATTGCGGCCTCTACGGATTACTATGTCCGTAATCCTACTACAGACGATTTCCAGATTTCGTTAAGTCCCACGGGTGGAGTTATCAATTTAACGGCCTCTCAGACCGGAGATGTTATTATAAATGTTGAATACGGTTTCGGCGACGGCCTCACCACGTTTACTATTCCGGATCGTCGCGGGATCTTCCCGCGTGGTGCGGGGGTTCACGGCTCCAGAGCCAAAATGTCCGGCGGGAATTACGACGGCGGACCGGTTGGCGCGGCGGGTCAGGATAGAATTCCTTCCCACAGGCACCAACAATACGCCGGGGATATTGCCGGGGGAACGTACGGACAGGGTGGGCGATATGCCGATTCTGGCGGGTCGAACTCTGCCACAATTCTGTATACGGGTTCTCCTGTTTCGGATGGGACCGGAGCACCACGCAATGGAAATGAAACGGCACCCGCCTGGACTGCTGTCAGATACAAAATAAGGGTATTGTAATATTATGAATATTACTAAAAACATTACTCTTGCAGAACTTATCGTAGCTCAAACAGGACTTACAAATAAAAACACAAACGAATCTAAGAACAAATACTAAGTGATTTCTCAAGAACAAATCAATTACGTTGCCGGTATCGTGATTTCCGGTATTGGATACTTTGTAAAACACGTTCATTCCCGTTTGAACGAAGCGCTCCAAGTCGCCTATGAAGCTCGAAATAAAGTAAATCAACTCGAAAGGGATCTGAGTTATCAAGCAAACGATTTGAAAGAGATCAAAATCGAACTCCGAACGTTAGGAGATTCGATCAATCGCCTCAATACAACCTGTTCTACTTTAGCCGTTCTTCTCCAAGAAAGTAAGGAGGAGAGAACTTGATACACGCATCCGCCTTAAAAGGTATTGAGCAGAATAACAAAATCAAAGCTGTCGGTCCGATACAATACGGTTCCGTTTGCGGCTATATCGCCGCGATGGTCCTTACCTCTTCGGTCATTCCGGAGTATTCTTCCGTAGACGTTGTTCGCTGGTTCATCGATTGGATGGAACCGCGATTTGGCGAAAAAGGGATCGGAGAAAAAATTCTAAAAATGCCGAAGTTCCAGTGGATTGTAAGTCTTTGGAAATCAAAACCTGAAATTCGTCTAGGAAGATTTCTCGAATGCTACGCGGAAGCTCTAAAAGAAATCCTAAGCGAATTCAAAGTCGAAGTAAATCTTCGAGTCAACGGAGAATGGGAAGAGTTGGATCTCGTTCTTAAGAGCGGTCGCGCGGTAATGCTTGGAACAAGTCTTACAGATTCCGGCCATTTCATCGTTCTTACCGGAATCGAAATCATCGGTGGAGTGAAGTTCTACAACGTTATCGATTCGAACGGCAATTGGAACTCAGGCTACAAAGACAAAGGAATTTATAACCGGTATGAAGCGGCGAAGCTCGTCGCGCATTGCGGTAGAGACAAAAACGCGGGGAAGCGCGCTTCCTATATTTACCTGACTCAAGGAGGAATTTGA